TATCAGAACCACGTTTTGGTAGTTGCACAGGATATTGACGAGATTGTGGCTCTGATGTGCTATATTCAGCTTTCTCTGCTGGGCGTGGCAGCTTATATCAAGGTCGGTAACACCTTTACAGAACCTATTGCTGAGGGTGACTCGACGGAAAATTACTGGTTTACAATGATGTATTTTTCCGATGTGTGGGCAATGCGAAGAATGGTTCGTAAAATGGACGAGCTTTTGAAAGGAGAATCTGATGAAAGAAAGGCTGACTAATCTGCTGAGGGAGATTGATTTCTTCTTGAACAATTCTCCCATAGAAGATGACTGCACTAATAAGGAAAACGAAATGTATTCCGATATGGCGAATCTGAAAAACAGCATCGAAGCGGTGCTTGAAGACATGTAAACAAACATTGAAAGGAGAAAAATCATGAGCAAGGAAATGAACGCACGCGAGTTTATGAAAACCATGGAGGGATTGATCAACTCTCCGAATCAGAAGCTGATTGGTGACATGAGAGGCGGTTATGTATACGCAGCCGATACTGATAAGCCGGAATTGATGTATGCTGCCACTGAAATCAGCAAAGCGAACCGGAGGGCAACGGAGGCAGAGAATCGTCTTGATGCTCTTAAATACGCGGTGAACGATGTGTTCGGTACCGCGGAACTGCATAGAAAAATGACATTGGAAATTAAGAAAGTCATCTTCAACAATCCTGCAACGATTGTCTTCTGGGCAGACGGCACCAAGACAGTAGTAAAGGCAAAAAATGAAGACTTCGATCCGGAGAAGGGTCTGGCGATGGCTATCGCAAAAAAAGCGTTGGGTAACAAGGGCAGCTATTTCAACAAGATTAAGAGATGGACCAACGACTACAACGAGGGTGACTGATTATGGCAGGGGTGCAGCTCTACGACTATCAATTAGATGCTGTCAAGAAGATGAAAAATGGCTGCATTCTTTGTGGTGGCGTAGGTAGTGGAAAATCACGAACTGCACTTGCTTACTATTATATTTGCAATGGCGGAGAAATTGATACTGAGGAGTATGCTGTGATGGATGATGTTGGAATTAAAGACCTTTATATCATCACAACTGCTCGGAAACGGGACACGAAGGAGTGGGAGGGTGAGCTGTCGCCCTTCCTTCTTTCTACTTCTCATGAATTCAATCTGTATCGAAACAAAGTAATTGTAGATTCGTGGAACAACATAAAAAAATACGCAGAGATTACGGACGCCTTCTTTATATTTGACGAGCAGCGCGTGGTTGGCTCTGGAACATGGGTAAAATCGTTTCTGCGGATAGCAAAAAGAAATCAGTGGATTCTTCTTTCCGCTACTCCAGGAGATACTTGGCAGGATTATATTCCGGTCTTTATTGCGAATGGGTTTTATCGGAATCGAACCGAGTTTACCAGAGAGCATATTGTTTACAGCCGATTCAGCAAATTCCCGAAAGTGGACAGATATTTGAATACTGGTCGGTTGATTCGGCAGAGGAATGATATTTTGGTAAACATGGATTTCGAGAGGACTACTGTTTCTCATCACGAAGATGTGTATGTTAAGTACGATGTTGAGAAATACAAGGATGTGTCTCGAACCAGATGGGACCCATATAAAGAAGAACCTATCATGAATGCTGGTGGTCTCTGCTATGTTTGGCGGAAGATTGTGAATACATCGGAAGCCCGACAGGTTGCCTTGCTGGAAATTGTTGAGAAACATCCGCGAGCCATCATCTTCTACAATTTTGACTACGAACTGGAAATTCTTAGGGAAATGTTTCTTGGCCGTGCAGATTGTGGAGATACTGGAGATTTTGAAATGGCAGAGTGGAACGGGCATTCCCATCAGCCGATTCCAGAAGCTAAGAGCTGGGTATATTTAGTTCAGTACAATGCAGGAGCTGAGGGTTGGAACTGTATCAAGACTGACACGATTATATTTTACTCTCAGAATTATTCCTACAAGATTATGCAGCAATCAGCAGGTCGAATCGACAGGCTAAATACGCCCTACAAAGATTTGTACTACTATCACTTGAAATCCCGTTCTGGAATTGATTTGGCTATCAGCCGGGCATTGAAAGATAAAAAGGACTTCAACGAAAGTGGGTATGTAAAATGGTAGAAAAGGAGAGTCGAATGAAAGGAAAATCTGACACTATCCTGGTAAGCTTCGACTATACGCACGGAGATGTTCCGGTGTTGATTGTCGGAAGAAAGAAAAAAGGCGAGATAGAGGTTATCAACGCTTTTAAGGGTGAGGAGGCAAAAGAGCTGTATCAGAGGCTCACGGCGAAGAAAGGAGAAGTATGAAACAACCGAAAAGACTAACTTGTGAGCAGAAACGGTGTCTGTCAGCACACAGTCTCAATTGGAAAGACTGGATGTTTGTTGAGGAAACTGAATTCTGCTATCGTATCATCGATAAGAAAACGGGTGCTATTAAGAGTGTGGATAAGTTTCGGAGGAGATAAGGATGCAACGGTTGTTGTTTGATTTCTGGATATTCCTACTTACGTTATCCATAAAGTTAAAAGCACTTGATGAAATTGAATTCATCGACCTGTTAAGGCAATTGGACTATCAACAAAAAATATATGCAATGTGGTTACGATATTTTATTTGAAAAGGAGAAAAATCATGAAAACAATTAAAGAAAACTGGAAAGTTGCATGGATTGTTGCAGCCGGAGTTGTAGCTGTTATTTTATTGTGCGTATTCGGAGTTCAGAGTGCTCAGAACAGAGCTTTTTCACTGGAAGAGCAGGTAAATACGGCAGCATCTGATATCAAGGTGCAGGAAAAACGCAGGGTTGATTTGGTTTATAACCTCGCGGATTGTGTCATGCAATATGATAAACATGAGGCGGAGACTCTTACTGCAATTGTTGAAGGGCGTGGTTCTACCGGAGATATTGAAAATGTTACAACTGCCATAACTGCTGTATCAGAGGCATATCCGGAACTAAAATCCAATGAGAATTATAAAGAGTTGATGAATGAGCTTTCTATTACGGAAAATTTAATCGCCGAGTATCGGAGCAACTACAATCGCCAGATAAAGGAATACAACCGATATGTAAGAAAATTTCCGACCAGAATATTTTTAAGTATCCTTGGCTATGAAGTACAGGAATATTCGTATTTGGATTATGATGCACCTGTCGATGCTCCCCAGAATTTATTTGAGGAGTAGTGCTTATGAGAGGATACAGACGACATAGAGGTTTTGATTTTGGCGACTTCGAAATTACAAAACGCGAAATACTGGCAAGCATATCAATCATTGCTGTCATGTTACTTATTGGTGTTCTTATCGCTGGGAGAATCTCTGATTGGGAATTAGACCGAAACGAGAAATATAACAAGGCGATAAAAATCAAAACCCAAGATCTTTTTGAATATGGTATGCGGACAAATGTCGGTAATGCTTTTGTGTATGGCGAGTTAGAAGCTGTTGATACCGTTACATATCCGGAACTTGATTCTGTTTACATGTATGTTGAGAAAGTGAAAGAACGGTATACAAAACATACTCGACAAGTGGCACATACGAGAACTGTTAATGGAAAAACGCAGACGTATTATACGACCGAAACATATTGGACCTGGGATAGAGTCGGTAGTGAGGAGCTGATGTGCCGTGAAATATCGTTTCTGGGGCATATTTTTCCTTCAGAAAAGATAGATCTTCCCGGAACCGAGTACATTGACACCATAAAAGAGTCTGGTCACATTCGGTATAAATATTATGGCGTTGGGGTGAGTTTTACAGGAACTATCTTCGCAAATTTGAAAGATGAGACTATATCAAACAACACGCCGTTTTATGAAAACAAATCAATTGAAGAAACACTGGAACATTTGGAATCCGATTCGATACTAATAATATTTTGGATATTCTGGATCGTCTTAATCGGGTTCTGTGTCTATGGTTTCTATTATATTGATAACGAATGGCTAGAATAATCAGTTTTCTGAAAGGAGAAAAAGAGATGAAAAACAAAATTATTGCGGTGGATTTTGACGGTACTTTGTGCGAGAATAAGTGGCCGGAAATCGGAAAAGCAAACAAAGAGATGATTACATATCTGAAAGACCGGCAGGCGAATGGAGACAAGCTCATCCTCTGGACATGTCGGGTGGACGATATGCTGAAAAATGCAATTAGCTGGTCTGCCGAGCAGGGACTTGTATTTGATGCTGTCAACGAGAACCTGCCGGAAATAGTGGCATCTTTCGGAACGGATACGAGAAAGATATTTGCCAACGAGTATATTGACGACCGGAATGCTTGGCTTCCTTCAAAGGGGGTAGCGGACATTCTTTATCTCTGTGACGGAAAACAGTGTGGTGATTCCTGTCCGTCGGCGGAATGTAAGCACACTTCGGATATATCTCACGCCAAGAATTTTGTAAAGGGAGATTACGATTCTTACTGGGAAAAGAGGAACAGCGATGAACCGAGGTAGATTTATTCAGGGGCTGAAAAGCGACGTTCAGCTTTCAGAAAAAGAACGCCGGCGAATTATTCGGAACAGTATAAAAAAGTATCCATGGAAACTGAAATGCACTGTCGCTATGGAGGAGTTCGCCGAGTTGCAACAGCAGGTCAGTAAACAGATTCGTGGATATGGTGACAAACTTGGACTCTTGGAAGAGATAGCAGACGCTTATATTTGCTTATCTTTTCTTGAGTCCATTTTTGATGTCAAGCCGGAGGATTTGCAAAAGGCTATTGATGTGAAATTACAAAGAGAAAGAGAGAATTGCCGATGAGTGTGAAAAATTGTACCACCTGCACAGAAGCTATATTTTGTTCTTCTTGGGGCAGGTATAGATGCAAAATAAGAAAGATACGGATTAAACCTGATGATAACGAATGTGCCTACTGTGGCTTATATAAGAAAGGAAAACCAGATACGGATTGCCGCTGTAAGGTGTGCGAGGAAAGGAGCAAAGAAGATGATTAAGATTGAAAAGGTAAGCATTCATGGTTTGGAGGAAACCATCAGAGGGATGCGTAACCCGATGAACAGTTGGGATAAGTCCGATAGCGGGACTTGTAAGGGCGGTGATGACGGTATCGGCTGTAAAAACTGTGCTAAAGAGGCTTCCTGCGAGCATACTTATGACCACTCTTTCCAGCTTGGTAAAGCCGATCACGAGCTGATGATGAAGCTGGCAGCAGGCGGGCCGGTTCATGCAAAGTACCGCCGGATGATTACGGTGTACCTGGATATTACTGCTCCGCTCTACTGGTGGAAGGAGTTTGATACCTATAAGGTGGGAACCGTAGCCAATTCCTGCTCCACCATGCATAAGATTCAGGCGAAAGAATTTGCGCTGGACGATTTCTCACATGAGCATTTGGATGACTTCTGCGATTACCATGATGGTGTTACTGAATCCGAGACCACATCGTTTTTTAAAGCATCCATGCTGGGAACCGTGTATTCGCTAAATGTTGCCAGAGAATTATATTTGCGAACCAAAGATAAGAAATACTGGTGGCAGATGATTCAGCTTCTTCCAAGTTCCTATAACCAGAAACGGACGGTCATGCTGAACTATGAAGTGCTTGTCGGGATTTATCGCTGGCGCAAAGACCATAAGCTGGATGAGTGGCGCGAGTTCTGCCGATGGATTGAGCAGCTTCCGTACAGCGAGATTATTACTTGTAATGCGAAAGGGGGTATCAAACCGAAATGAAGAAACGAATTTTAAGCGTGGTATTGGCGATTATGATGATGGTTTGTTTGGTAGGATGTGGTTCAGTAGTGCATACAGAGGGAGACGATGATCCTTCAATGTTTGTTTGCATAGAAACCACTGATTATTGGATGGTTGTCTATCACAAGGAAACAAAAGTTATGTATGCCGTAAACAAAAATATTTTTAACAACGCTGGGTGTGGAGTATTTTCCCCGCTTTACAATGCAGACGGAACGTTGCAGGTTTATGAAGGAGATAATATCAAATGAGCGCACAGTATGATTTATATTTACAGCAGCACCGCAACAACGTCTATAAAGGCTTTCGGTGGATTCAGGAGAACCTTCCCGAACTGTTGGTAGATGGTGTGGCTTGGCAGACAGAGTTTGCACACGATACTTCCAAGAATGAGCCGGATGAGTATGAAGCCTACGACCGATATTTCTATGGCAACAACAAATCTTATCAGGTGGTGCAGGATTACAGAAAGGCGTGGCTTCTGCATCTTCACAGAAACCCTCATCATTGGCAGCACTGGGTTCTCATCAACGATGACCCAAAAGAGGGTGAGATTGCCCTGGATATGCCTTACAATTATATTCTTGAAATGATTTGTGATTGGTGGGCATTCAGTTGGCAGAAAGGCGATCTTAATGAAATATTCAACTGGTACGATGAGCATAAGACCTATATGAAGATGAGTCCAAAAACTCGAAAGTCGGTTGATACCATTCTTGAAAAGATGAAAGAGAAGCTTTCCGAATCTAATTCGAAAGGAGAAAATTTATGAGCTTTTTACAGTGTGTGATTGCTTGTCTGATTCTCTATGTTTGTGTATATGCGCTGATTAACAGAGTGTGTCAGTGTATTGAGCACTGTGCAACCGCCAGAGCATATTCCAAATTCAGAGAAAACGGTGTGCTGGTAAAGATGGATGATGTAGAGGCAGGTATCATAAAATCGAAAAAGGAGAAGGACAATGTCAAAGAAACGGTTTCGTAAGTTGATTCTTCATTTTGGGCTGGTGTTGGCGGCGGTTGTGGTCTTATTGATCGCAATCGCTTTTCTTGTGGCTTGGATTGCTTGGAGATCGGGCGCACCGTTGCCGTCATAAGGGGAAATATTATGTGGAAGCGTGAATTGATAAAGAACAAACTATATTCCGCGGCGCTTATATTTACCCTGATAATGGGGCTACCGCTCTTCTTTGCAAAGGAGAACTGGATTATGTGAGGAGGGCTGTGAGATGCAGATAAAGAAAGCTGCTGGAAAAGTATACGGAGCCGCTATGACCGCTGCTGAGAAAAAAGCCATGAATCTTGAAATTCAGAGGCAGCTTGCAGAGCATGATAAAAAACACGCAACGGAAATTGATGCGCTTATTTTATGGGTTCTCCATTCAGAGTTCGGTTTCGGCGAGAAAAGACTGCGACGATTCTATGACCGATTCAACAAGGCCATAGCAGAACTTCTCGAACGCTATGTCATGGAGGAAGACGATAAAGTTTGGCTCTGTACATATTTGTTGAAGCAATATGGAATTGATCTGGAAAAATGGCGTGAAGAAGGAGGTGAGAAATCTTTTGACGGATAGAGATTTACGAAAGAACGCAGAGGGTTATTCTGACCCGACTGCTTATGAGGCGATGAAGAATCTGGACAGAGATGACGAGCGGTTTCACAAGCTGTTACATACCATCTTTGATATTTGCGAGCTGGCCGGTTTCCATCTGGAGGAGCGAATCGTCTTACGGGACGAGCAGACGGGGAAGATTTGGAGGTAATTTGTCGTCCGTACCGGTCTTTGTAGCCCGATGAAGTCTAATCTAGGTTAAAAATCTCTGCCCACTTTTGGTTTTTGAAAATGGGCTTTTGGTCAGAAAAAGTGGGTTTGGGGTAAATCTGGGTAGAATTTGGGCGGTCTTTTTGGACTTGTACGGACGATTTTACCCAGATTTCTGCCCACTTGCCCACTTTCTGCCCACTTTTAAAACATG